CCCTTCTATATTTTCAGCAGGGTTTTGTTCTGCCCACTTCTTCGCCATGAACTGCTGAAGTCTTGCGTGTTTTCTCCAGACAAAAATATTCTCTTGATCATCATTATCATCAGAGTAATATTTATGCCAATCTATTTGCTCACCTCGTAGGTGAGCGTGTTGATCTAATCCCATTTTTTCTCCTTTGTTGATTAAGTCTAATGTCTTATCGTATCTTATATACCTTTGCAACAATTATTTTAAAAAATAATTTTTAACTATAAATTAGAATTATTCTAAACTATAAATTAGAACCATTCTAAAATAGAAAGCCAAACCTTTTTACTATCCCTAGAACTTCCTGCACGCCGTCAGATGCTACTTGGTGTAACTCCAGCGTCCCAGTGTAGACTTTAATGCCGAGCGCGAGGTCATCAATTGATGAATGTAACGAGAGCTATGCACAGGAGAAAGGTGATCCAGCCAGTGGCTCCTGGATAAAGTAACCAACCGAAAAGATACGTGACTAGTATTCCGAGGATCAAGCTGCATCCTCTTCTAAGTTTTCCAGCAGGTCCTGTGCGGCCAGCTCAACGGCCCACCAAACGAGGTCATTCTTTAGGATCTCGAGAGAATCAGGATTCTTGCAAATATTGTACAGCATTAAACCATTTAAGATTCCAGCAGCATCCGCTGCATCCGACACCATCGCCCAGATCTCAGTCTCATGAGCATCATAAAACGCAGTAGTTTCACTGTAATATGTGATACCGGCAACGCCTCCGCTGCAGCCGTGTTTTGCAATGTCTGATATTAATCCTAACTCCTGCTTCTCGTACTCCACGAGGCATTCCTTGATGCTTGGCATCAGGAACCATTCTTGAATTTCTTCAGTCATCCTTCACCTCCGATTCTTTCCATGTGTTGCCGTTGGCGATGCATGCAGTGCCCTTGGCACCAGTCAGTGCGTATACTTTGCCTTCTTCTGGTTTGTCTTCTTGCTTAGTAGGTTTGTCTTTCTCTTTGTTCATTGCTCTCCTTTTGTTAGATGCTAAGCCGTACATTAGAGATTCGCCAACCATCTTTCAGGTCATCGCTTGTGTTGATCAAACATAAGCTTAGGTAAAGTTAATGCACGGCACCTTCTATATAAGACCTCATGGGACATCTGTCAAGAACTAAATTAATTTTTCTTTTTCCAAATATTCATACGCCCTGTCCATTGCACTCCTGAAATGCTCAGTCCTGCTGCTGGAAGGGGTGTCTTCATCTGCTTGTACGCACATGTCACCGAGTAGGGAAGCGAGAGTTTTCACCTGTGCCTCCAGTTGTTTGTTACGCTGCGTGAGCTCATCTAGTTTCTTATTATAAGAACGAGCTTTGTTCTGTGTTCGAACGAGATCTAACGCGTCAAAATCTACTGCCATCTTTTCCTCCTTTGTTTTGTTTAGTTGGGCTAGCCTTTATAAAATCTGGTGTCTAATTAAGTCCGACCAATTTGGACACCCAACGTAATGACCATACGACATCATGGGATACCTGTCAAGAAGAAGTTTCACCAGCATCTGACGGCGTCCCCCTGAAGACTGGGCTGCTGGGGGGCTCAGCTTGTTATGTGAACGAGAACGAGGATACGTTTATGCCGAGAACGAGAAAACCCCAAGCCCGAAGGGCTTGGGGTGAAAATTATTAATCTAACAACACCATATATTCTTCTGGAAAATTATCGATAAACCAATCGAGACCTTTACGATGAGTCTGCCAATCCTTAAACATTTCTGCTCCCATAATAACATCGTACACAGCGACAGCGAAAGCAGGCAACATGCATGATCCGCCACCAAATCTATTCTTGACCTCTTCATGTGTAGTTGGATCTTCAGGCAACGCAACCGAGAAAGGTATTTTATATTCTTTATTGTTATATGTGATTGTTTTAGTCATATTTTCTCCTTTGTTATATTTAATATAAATAAGATACAATGAGATATCTGTCAAGAAAAATATTTTTACTCAGCGTACTCAGGATGCGTACCAGCTGAAGGTTACCTGCGGGGAGCTCACCAGTATCCGTTAAACGAGAACAAGGTTCATCCATTACCGAGAACGAGAAACGAGACCCCGTTGCGTCCAAAGTCTGGTTCCTAGGGACTTTACGATCCCGTGGCTACATCTTGGTTTCCATATATCATTTTCCAATGGACCAGCCACAACGAGGCACTGTCTATATAAGATGTCATGGGAGGTTTGTCAAGACTAAAACGAGATCCAGCATCTGAGCTGCTGGTTACCAGGCCACCAACCTAACAAAGAGGAAAAAATTGGTGGCCAGGAAACGAGAACGAGCTTACGCTGAGCTGTGCATGGATCCCAGCTCCCTGAGCACCTGCTGCTGGACCAGCGTCCAGTTATAAGGGGCCGAGAACGAGAAACGAGGAACCAGTGAACGAGGTTCAGTGAACAGTGACACCGGTCTGTACAGTTTAAGGACACTCTGCAAGGGGGTCTTACCCAAGTTCTCTTTTAGGATAATTACTTTACCACCTGCTTTTACATACTTATTAATCCATACAACCTGCCACTTATTTAGTGCAGGATAACTTAATGAATCTGACTTTAATTCTATCCAAAATACTTCTTGTTTATGCACTGCATGAATATCAGGAATTCCATTAATAGTGCTAGATTCTATGCGTGTTAGAAAGCAATCAGTCAGTCCTTTTTTAACCTTCTGCCAAAGCTTAGCTTCGTTGTTTTTAGAGCTCATGATCTAATCAGTATTTATAATTTAATTTTTCTAATTGATTTAATTACTGCTGTTGGAATAATAGTTGTATTACCAATATTGTCAAATGTAGGTTTATCTTTTGTTTTAATATAATCTGTAAACATTCTAGTAATACCTTTGCTTTGACTTAATAAATAACCCTTTGATACACATACAGGTAATTGTTCCTTACTTAAATCTTTAGTGCTAGACCAGCCAGCATCACCTTCGATATCAAGCCACTCTATTTCTACAAATGGATAATCATCAATTACATTACCAAGATTTTTAAAATCAAAGTTTAATATTTTTGATTGTTGTATTTTCTTTTTAGTCATCAATCTCTACCTTTATCTTACCAATTGAAGTAGTAATAGTGGAGTTATGCACTTGGTTAAAAGCATCTAACCATTCAGACCAACTAGCTTTCTTCAATTGCTGTAACGTCTTCGGACTCAACTTCAATCGTTTTGGCGTTATAGCCATCGATCTTGTTTGATAGTTCCTTGAGTTTTTTTTCAAGTTGCTCACGTGACATACCCTCCAAACCACTAACTGTTATTTCTTTTTTATCTACGTAAGCACCAGCCAGTTGACCAGATCTATACTCAGCATTGATAGCAGCAGCGAATTGTTTTTCTTTCTCTGCCTTGTCAGCGATTCTTTCTAACCTTTTATATCTTCTAAGGTTGTCACCTTCGTATTTTTTAATTTCTCTTTCAAATAATTTATCAAAATATTTTGCAATATGTGGGTGGAGTTTTCTAGATAACATTCTAGATGCAACAGAGCTATAATCTTTTTCATTAGTGCAAACATAACCTGCACGTTTTAATGCTTCAGCTTGAGTAATTGATCCCCAATCTTTCACATAAATTTCTACAAACATTTTTTGTTTTGGAGTTAGATCAAGTTCAGTTCGCAACTCTTTTTTCTTTAGTCCACCAGGCATATTATTTTAATTTTTGGATTGTATAGGTAAGATTTTTTTTAATTTTTTGTAAGTTATTTTTTCTTTTGGGATCACTAACCAAATGAAATCTAGTATCTGCTCTTTTGTAAACATTTTTAAGTTTATTTGAAACATCAGAAAGTACATCACTTTTAGCTTGAGCCTTAGTGCCGCCGGACTCTTTCTTTATTTTTGAGGAATTTTTCATACCCATTTCTCTTAAAGTTTTATAAGTTTTTTTAAAAAATGGTAATACTAAGAAACCACCTTTTAACATCTTAGGTGGTTGTTTAACAGCTTTACCAGTATAAGCTTTTACAATTTTCATTTTCTTATACATAATTAAATTATCCCACCTCTTTTGTTTTTTTTAATTTTTAAATATTTTGGATCCATTAAAATATTTCGAACACCAGCTCTTTTTTTAATAACTTTATTAAAGGTTGTTTCAAAAGCTTCTCTACCTTCTTTAGGCATTTTAATTTTTTTCATTGCACCCAAGGAAACATTTTTAACATCTTTGGCTGTCTCTACTCTTTCCTGAGCTCTATTTAAATATGTAGTTTCTTTAGTGGATTTTTATTTTTTACTTTTTCTAAATTTTCTAAAATCCATTCTTACTTTATTAACAGCACCAACAACTCTTTTAATTAAGCCTTTCCCAAGCATCAATGTAAGTTCTAATTTTTTCTTCATAATTAAATCATACCACCTTTTTTCTCTTTTCTTACTTCTCTAGTTAATTT